ACACCTAACACTATATTAGCATCAATATTTAGCTTCCGGCTTATCTCACGAGCAACTTTTAAAGTAGGTTCACATTTACCGGATATATAATCACTTAGCCGTGATGGGCTGACACCAACCAACTTTGCAAGTGATTTTTGATTAAGCCCCATTTCGTACATACGAAGTTTAAGAACATCCACAAGTGTTGGTTCTCCCAATGCAAAATGTTCTTCGGAATAATCAGCAACCAAATTAGAAAGAAGCTCCAATTCTATGCTATTTGGGTCATTCAAAGGAGTATCATCTTTCACTAATGGAAGAAGTTCCTCTACTCTTTTCACCGCCCATTCATATTGGGCTTGATTTTCTATCTTTGTCATAATCCTAAATATTAGCGCAATCTATTTTATCATATTCTTTATGAGTACCAATAAAGCGAATATACACAAACTGAATAGTGAATTTAATCACTACTACCAAACGATAGTTATTGCCTTTGATATTGAAAACATAGTGTTGATTACCTACACTATCAACGCTATTAAACGTTTTCTTAATATCGGCAAAACAGGTCCACTTGCTTCTTTTCACAATGGTAGTCCATTCTTGCAAAGCGACCTTTGAATCGGGATGGTTCTCTGCATATTCTTTTAATGCTTGTTCGGTAAATATTCTCATTGGTTACTCAATTATCGTGTGACAAAAATACATATATAATTCTATAATTCAAAATTATATTCTAATATTTACAATTTAAAGAGCAAAAAAATAGCGGCAACTCCAAAGAGTCACCACTAACTATCCTATTTTCCCTATCAAAAAATTATAAATCCCGTAATTTTTCTGACTAAGAGGCGTTTTTCTGTCCCTTATTTCCGATTTGCTCATTCTTTGCCACCTGTTCCTCTTTGATTTCCTTCAGCTCTTCATCAATGCGATCCGCGTTCCCAGCAAACATAATGCCCTCACGTCTTGACCATACACCACCACTAACAGCGGAGACAGCCGTAGTAACCTTATCATTCAAATCATCAATCATATATGGAACCAGTTCTGTTTCTATGTCAATGGTCTGCGATGCCTTGCTAAACTCGGTTGGATTGATAGAGCCTAAAGCGGAAACAATGAAATTTACTCTTCGCTGCAAGAACTCACCGATAACCTCACCGTGATTTTCTACCGCCATATGTGCACCCATAAACATGAAGCGGAAAGCAGTGCCGGAAGCCTTGCCTATGCCTTTCAATGTCTCAAACGATATTCTTGGAGTGTTTGACATATCATAAGCCATATTAGTGAGTGTTTCTGCTTCAAAACGTACCGTATCCGGAACTTGGTTCCACGTCAGATACTGAGCATCCGCACCTTCACCCGTAAGTTTGACCATTCTGTCCTTAACCTTACCCATGAAACCCTCTACATCTCCAATTAGCTTCAGCAGTGGGAAGAAATGATAGTCTATACAATCAGCATAATTAGATAGCAATTTCTCTAATCGGACCCGAAAAGTCTTTATCTTCTTGCAGTAAGGTTCAGGACGATAAGCATAGAGAACCGGTAGTTTTGGGAATCCATGAGCAAAAGGCGTTCTTTCTTCATACCCTTTAGACAAATCCCATTGATAAACCATTTTGTCCGTGATAGTCATAAAGCAGATGACCTCCGAATCATCCATGAGCTTCTTTTTATACTCACGTGAGAAAGCAATCATTTTACCTTCGTCGTTAAAGAACGGGTATAGCTTATCACCTCTGAATGGAGACCATAACACGCTTTTCAGTTTCTTGGTGGGCTTGACCTTGCCACCGAACGTAGTCTTAACTTTCTTCCAAAACTTTGCCCAAAACGAATCATCATCGGTAACATACCAATATTCTGCCGCTTCTTGTTCGGAGAGCCAGGCACGGACAATCTTCTTGTTTTGGTATTTGATTTTGTTGGATTTAAATACAGCCTTTACCGCATCCAGCAGCTTCTTTTCATCATCATCAGTCGGAGTGCAATCCATAGACGGTTCTGTGCCGACCGTGAAAGCAGTTTGAATGTTCACTATATCTTGTTCCAATGGAATAGAAATACGGTTCACCGGTTCAGTCTTATACTTTGCTTCGATTTCATAAGTCTTACCAGTTTTTTCATCGAAAACTTTTTCGGATTCCTTATCAAGTACTTTTCTGTCCGGATACTTTTCTTTATCCACAATGATTTCGTGGCGTTCCGGATTCCAATCATCCCAAAGTTTGCAACGGTCGGGAAGTTCAGTCTTCCTACCTTTCTTCAGATAGTTTATCTTCTGCCCGATGTCAGGCAATGCTAATATTTCTTCTAAATTCAATGGCATAGCTTATATTTTTAGTGTGTGAATATTCCAGTTAAATCTTTCGGCTTCTGAATCTTACCAAGAAGCTCACCCAATACATAGTAACGTACAGCATCTATTCCGTGATTGTCATGGTCTTCCGGTTCGTTGATATAGTTCCCGTCCTTATCCTTTGCCCAAACATACTTTCTGAACTCGCTTTGCAAGTTGTACGAGCGTTTGGTTATATAAATCTCCATATCTTTCATTTTGTCAATTCCGGCATTGATAGAGCCTGCACCTTTCTCTACGGCATATATCTTGATTCCTCCGTTGTGTATCTCTTGAATCAATCGAGGGTCAGCACTGTCAGCTATGACTTTCAATCCCCACGGGCGAAGAGTCTTGATGATGTCAGAAGAAAGCAATCCAGTACGGTAATCCACTTCATCCAAGTAAAGGGCGTTATCAACGATACCACAACGAATGGAAGCAGACGGGTCATGCGTATAACCGAAGTCTTGCCCGAAAGCAATTTTCTTTGCCCAAGCCGGGAACTCGTCAACAATTCCCCACTTCTTGAACACAGCACCTTCTGCAACGTCAGCCCACCGGCCGATAACCACATGAGCATACTTTTCAGGATTACTCACCTTCATATCTTCCACCTCTTTCAGGAACTCAGGAGAAAGGTTATCCAAGTTATCAAAATACGTAGTATGGATATGGAGCACATTCGGATGAGTGGAAATCTGAACCTGCACACCGTCAATCTCTACCAGCTTGTGAGTTTTCTCAATGTATTTCTTGTAGATGAAGTGATTGGAATCGCATGGGTTCATTATAATGATAATCCGGTTCTGAATACCCTTCTTGCGAATGGAGAGCATTATCTTGTCGAACTCATCTTCGCTTGTCCACTCTTCCGCTTCATCGCAGACGAAAGTCGTAATGCCTTGAATGGATTTCAGTTTTGCTGTCTGGTTCCCGGAAGAAGTCTTGATACCCCGGAACATGATACGGCTCTTAGTCATCTTATTGACTATGTCCGTCTTTGTGGTCTTGAAATATTTCGTGGTACCGTCCAAATCTATCTTCTCCATCATTTCGGGGATGATAGACATACCGGCAGAAACCATCGTGTAACGGGTGTAAAGAATCTGATGAACTATTTTCTCTACGGGAGTCATTTCAAAAGTCAACCGCTCAATAAAGGTAGAAGCATTGAAAGACTTTCCGCTACCACGCCCACCGGTGATAAGGATAATGAATTTCTCCGTATCGGTGTAGAGAGGGTGATATATGGGCTGGGGTACTATCATTTCAGCTTGTCTTTAATCCATGAATCAATAGTGATGCCGTGGTCGATGTCAGCAGGAATATCTGCATCATCTTCAGCTCTTGGAGCCGGTCTATTCCATTGTTCGGGCTTACGGTTTTTGAGCCAGAAAATACCAGCTGTTGTATCAGGTGGTACTTCTTGGTCTAATTCCACAATCTCTACCCGTTCTTTCTCGCATCTGCGACCTTCTTCATCGAAAAACACATCTTTCACCTTAATAGCCTGTTGAACTTTTACCTTCATCCCCATAGCCTTACGATAAATCTTGCTTTCAATGGCAAAATCAATGGGCGCACGCCCATTTTTTAATGCTTTAGATAATTTAGGCAATTTACCTTTCAACACAGAGAAATGCGCTTCACTGTAGCCGATGTTTGCTGCGATTTGCTTATCGTCCAAACCATCACGTGCCCAACCCTCAATACGGATTAGGTTCTGTTCATCATCAAAATCAAACTTCGGCTTTGCCATACTTATTCAATCAGTTTTAAAACACCTTCCCCTTTAGCGAACTTATCATCTGTACTTATACCAAGCAGGTCACAAAAATCAGCCTTAGCTTCGTAGGAGGAGAACGAAAGCATTATGTAAGCTTCTTCATTGAGTTGGCGTTCCTTAGCCACTGCCTTAACCTGTTGCTTAACCTCTTTCATGTGAGCTTTCTTTTCTTCATCTGTTCTATCAAGACGCTTTGATTCTTTCACCGGGGAAGATAGCAAATTATCTAAAGAATCAGACAATCTAATATCATCAATACCACTTATGGATAGAATATCATTAAGTTCAGCTTCACTCAAACCGACATCGGAGTAATCAATATCATTAATGTAATCAGCTATCAAATCAATATCTGGTTTAGTATTTCCCACGGCCATGTATGTAAGCTGTTCCTTCTCAGCCTTATCATCCAGATTTACGACCTCAACCTTAACATTGTAATCCGTGCTGGAAGTACCATCGTATTTATAATGCAAATCCATTGCTTTTATCCTGCGATGCCCGTCTATAAGATTTCCCGATTTCTCATTCCATACGATACCGCCGAGGAAACCCACTTTTTGCAAGTTCTTCTTTTGCAGTTTTACCCTCTCATCAGAATGCCTTTTAGGATTAATCGGATTCAGATTTATTTTGGAGCGCTTTATAATTCTTGTCTCACTTTGCTTTAGTTCTTTCATAATCGTATTCAAATAGTTTTCGTTCCACCAAAGGGTATTCATTTATAACTTTCTGCAAATCACCCGGAAATCTATTACGAAGAAAAAGAAGGTAGTTAATATCCGTTATGTCCGTTCCGGATGATTGATGCTTGGAATCGTATGATTCCGGTTTGATTAAACCAGCCCTGCTAATATAATCCATGACGTCTTTATTTTTGTATTCAGACAATGGATAACACTTCTTTTGCGCTTCATTAATTCCGTTCATGTCGTATGTACGTAGCATCAAACGCCTGTTCATTGAATCGGATTGCTTAAAGCCGAAGAAAGCCCACTCAATATTGTATTTCTCCCTTACTATATCTGTAAGCTGAGCCATGCTGTAAAGTTTCTGTTTCTCATTTTTCTCGCATCCCATATACCCAATGCGTCTATAGGAATAAACTGCAAAATGAGGAATCTGCACATACTTAACATTTGGATATTTATTACAAGCATAGTTTATATAACGGTTAATATGAGATAAGTCTTTAACAACGTACATATAAACGCATACAATTTCTTTAAAGTATGGTGAAATAAGGTCTAAAAGGGCTATACTGTCTTTACCCGATGCCGAGTGAAACAATATAACCCTGTCAGTCCTTTCGGCGATAGTTTTTATTATATCTATTGCCTTTTTCATCATCAAGCAATCCTACCACCTACCTTACGATTAATTCTCGCTCTTTGGGCTGCATTTCTACCCATAGATTGAAAACGACCAGCTTCATAGTCTTTTCGAGTGCGATATTTATTACCGCTCGCATCAGTTGCGTAAGTTTCTCCCATAATCTTAAATTTTAAATTAAACAATCTTTTTACCAATAAGTAAAGCCACCGAAGTGGCTTATATTATTTCAATCCATCATGATGAATAATCTCACAGATATGTAAATAATAGAACAATGGCACTTCTTCGGGCGGATTTTTCTTGAAATCTTCTAGCTGTTCATCGAAATCATGAAAATCAAATTCATCGTGCATGAACTTTATTCCTTCTTCTGTTATTTCGCCTATACCAATTTCATCAATGGCGACATCAAGTGTCCATGGTGCACCAGTACTATAAAAATGAATAGCTTCTATATCAGTCCTTAAAATAGGTTGACATTCTTGCTCGCGTCCAGCTTTTCTAAATTTCTCGTTTTCGTCAACTTGCGCAAAGTCCGTGAACATCTTCTCATATTTGGCGCTAAGCATACGTGTTTCTATGCTCTTTTTACCATTCAAAATATCTAAAGCGTTTTCTTTTGTCATTATGAGCGAATACGCTTCTATCTCTTGACCATTATAATTAATCTTCATATCACTATATCGTTATAAAATTTATACATAAAAGATAGTACCCCAAAGGTACTACCACAACCAAAGATAACGAAATATCTTCAATCGTTATACACGACAATTGGCTTATTGTCGTGAACTAAGCCATTTATCCCGTCTTTCTCTACACGCCTCTAAGGTAGGTGCGCAACAAGCAAAGAGTTCACCACTTTCAGTACGGTAATCGTACTGGTACATTCTCACTCTTTTACCTCTCAACCTAGTGTTGTAGGTAGTGTAATTCTCTTTGCCGGGCTGGCATACGCTGCAACCGTTTACATTTATTGAGTTCATAATTCAAGTAATTGTTTCGTTTTATCCACGTCTACAAAACTCGTCCACCCTGCTTTATGCAGCTTTATAGCTGCCTCTCTGATTGTGATTTTGCCACTCTTGACACTTTCTTTCAAAGATTCTAATACATTCTTCATTCTTAATTCATTTTTACGTTCAATCTTTCTTCACTCGTATAAGCCACTACAAGCCCTGTTTCATCATGCTGTATGGTGATGTACTTTTCACCCCTCTCTATAGTAGAGAAGTCATAAGGGGTTACCATCTTACCCAATACTTTGCCCAATTGCTTCATCAGTGGGGCTTCAGGGCTGATAACTAAAACTAAATCCGCTTCCATAATCGTGTGTATTGTGGTAGCCCAAAGGCTACCGGATTAGAACTCAACCAATATCAATCTTTCCAAAGAACCTGATTCTTTCACCCACATGTGATTATGTCCGAAACCATAATCGAAAAACAGTTTAAAATAAGGGTATCTTACTATTAAAGAGTTCATACAGCCTCTTAACTCGTTTTCTGACATACAAGAAGTTATTTCATTGATAATTTGAACGAAAAGGTGTAAAACTTCTGGTTCATTATTCAATAACGGTTTTTCTATAACTGCTTTTAAAAATATATTTTCTTTCATATCCTTCTATATTGCGCAGGGCTTTCGCCATGCCGATTTATGTTAATGCGTTTTATCCTCATGTAATAACTCGCAGTAAACTGGTGTTGTGGCATCTGTGTGCTTATTGGCTATAAGAACCTCATTACTATCCCAGTTAATATATACCTGTGTAGCAAATGCACCGAAAAACTGAATTTCTTTCGTGCCAAACAATACCACCGCGTCATCATTTACATTTGCAAGTGCTGCAATTAATTCTTTCTTAGTCATATCCTTCTATATTGCGCAGGGCTTTCGCCCTGCTGGTTAAACTTATAATATTGTAATCTCTTTATTGCCTATCTCTGTATCTACATTCAGGACCTCGTACTTTTGAGCCTTGTAGTTATAAACGACTTCACAAGTATTGAAACCTCTACCGTCTTCTCTTTGGTCATAAACAGTATTTATATGCTGATACATTTTATTGCCTAACATGAAGTTTATTTTACCTGATGTACAGAAGTAAAATGCTACTGCATACTTCAATGTTTTCTTTTCATCAACCTTCTTTGTTGCCATATCTTATATATTTAAATTATTATTCAAACTATGTTTTGATTGCCGCACTGCAAATATCAAACTTTATTTTGAATAAAACAAATTTTGATAGAAAAATTTTCAAATTATTTTTTGATACTATTCTTCTGTATTCTATGTATAATTTGAAAACTATTCCTATCTTTGCATCAAATTATAATTTGAATATCATGCTAAGAGTACAAGAAATCTGCAAACAGCAGGGTATTACCATGCAAGACCTTGCTAAAAGAATGGGAGTGACATATCAAGCCCTGTATGCCGCTGTGTCCGGCAACCCTACCATTGGGAAGTTAGGAGAAATAGCAAAGGCTTTAGGTGTAGGGATAACTGATTTGCTGAATGAAGACAAGGAGGAAAACACTATCACTTGCCCTCATTGTGGGAAGAAAATTAAATTAGAGAAAGGAGAATAACTATGCCTTATTGGTTACAGTTTACAATATTTGCTATTATAGCAGGATTAGTGCAATACATCATCACTTACTTCAAGGAAAAAGGAAAGAATCTTGCAACTAAAGAAGACATAGGTGAAATTACTAAAGAAATAAAATCCGTTGAAAGTCAATTTATTAATAAAACAGAGAAGCTTAAAAATAAATTAGCAATTTTGGCAAATGCGCAAACTGACATAACTTCAATGGAACGTCAGGCTATTATTGAGGTTAACAAAAGCTTGTTTATGTGGATAGATTCTGTTTTAAATATACCAAATGTCAATAATTCAATTCAAATAAATAATTATATTAATGCTCAGAATCAATTATATAAAAATGTACAACAAGATGAAATAGTATTAAGACTATTTGTCAAAAGCGATAAGATCCACAATATTCTTCATAAGATAATTTTGGCTTTTCTTAAAATACAAGCCGAAAAGCAACTAAAATGTCATGAAATAATTAAAATAAATAATGAAATAGATGACATCAAACCAGAAACACCATCAAAAGAAAAGAGAGAGAAACTACAAAGAAAAATAGAAGAAAGAAAAACTGCTTTAGAAAACATCTCAGAAAAAGTGCTCGAAGAATACACTACAATTGCCCCAATGATTAATGAATTTAGAGAAAAAAGCAAAGAGCAAATATATAAAATTTTAAAGCCGGAGCACTAAGCCCCGGCTCATTAATTGATTAGCCCTTTGATTCTTAACCGATTTACGATTTCGGTATAAAGATACTCTATATCCCCGCTGAAATCCCCATAGTTCTGATAGAGAAACACGACATCAGCGCAGTTGTCGGAAATTGTACTCTTGGACTGAACCCCAAGTACCCTTGACATCTCTTCGCGTAACCCAGCTGTCATTTTCCCACCGGCAAGCGAACTTGGAGAAAACAGGTACAGGATAATGAAGATGAACTTCTTCCGCTGGGTAACACTGTCAATATTCGGTGGACATCCTCTCTCATTCAGCAACTCAACGAATATTTTGTAGATTTCATGGATAAGGCTTTTGTCTTTCAAAATTGGGGTGGTCAAGGCGTTTTCTTCCTCTGAAAGTTCTGATTTCTCAATTCTAATCTTTTTAAGGCGAATTATTTTGTTAAAATCCAGTTCCATAACACGATTATTTTAAAAGTAAATAGTATATTTGCATCATAATCGTGTAAGGAAGAGCTGATTCATGGTCGTGCGTGGGTTGGCTCTTTTTCATTTTTCCCCATTCGTGCTGACGAATGGTTTCTTTTCCAAATCATAGCAAGTGATATATACCCGTTTCCCATTAACATCACATAGAGCAAGGGCATATCCTTTCTCTAGTATTTTAACCGGCTGATTGTCGCAATAGACAGTACTTCCAACCGGAACTCTTATAAAATGACGTACTATCATTTGATTATCTTTAGCTTGTTATACCAGCGTGAAGAGAAAGGGAACCACCCGATTAGGAATGATTCCCCGAAAATAGTTACTTTATATAGTTTGCTCATGGCTATTTCTTTTTCAAATTAGACATCACACATTTAATCACTTCATAAATGAAAATAGCAAGAAAAATAGTAGTCCATGGATATTGGTTTATCAGTTCATAAAAATCTCTCATAGTTTTACCTCCTTCCACTCACTTTCTATAATCACATGTTCACACTTATTACACCTATGCAAATAAGTTGGGAATGGTGCCGTTGTATAGTCCTCAACAGCTATTTCTATACTGCCACATTCCGGACATTCTATCTTTACCTCTTTGATACCGGGATAATCCCAAAAGGATAATTTGCCTTTCACGTCCTTAATTGGATTTTCGTAGAGAATAGGGTTAGCTAGTACCCAGTTATAAACTCCTTTCTCTGCCCAGATGGAAGGATGGTTTTGTACACAGTCTATTATCTCGACGCTTCCGATTATGGAGCCTGTACAAAAACTAAAATCTTTCCACTCTTTGTTTTCCGGTAATGCCAATAACTGCTCATTGGTAAGTATTGAATCATAGAAATTATCATAATTCAAAGGTTTACCGCTTGAATGAATCAGTACCCTCTGCCCTAAGTATTTCTTAGGGCAGCTCCAAGTACGGTTCTCAATGTCTTTAATACCATGGACTATCAAAGAGGCCCACGGCTGTTTTATGGTTATTGCTTTCATTTTTTATTGTTGTTCTTTAATATATCATCGAAAGACGGAATAGGAAGCCATGCCAACACGATACTGTTTCCGTGAGTCCATATTCCCTTTATATCTAAATTGTTGCTTCTACGAAACGTTTCTTTTTGAATATATGGTACGCCATAACCCATTGTCAAAACGAAGATTTTTTGTTCTTCTTCCGGCAACCTTTCTTTAACGTTAATCCAAGGCGATTGCTTTGACTGCCACTCTGCACCACATTGAAAATCTTCCATACTATCAGCATGACGTGAAACGTAGGTATCCGCGTCAACTTCTTTCAGAACGTCTTTTCTGAACTTCGTTTTATTAGTAGCATAATCGTATGCTGCTTCTTCTACTGTCTGTTTCATATCTCTCCTTTCCACCTATCCTAGCAG